ATATGATTAACTCTATTATCAACGAAGCTGACTTGAATCAATATTATTTAATAGGTTGTGCAACACTTAAGTAATGGAGTTAAAAGTAAGAGGCATAGAAAAATTGAAGTTAAAATTTGCTACAGGTTATGAGCAGTTTAAGCAGCATACTATTAATGAATTAAATACAATGGTTGCTAATATAGCTCAAGAAGCTAGAGGCGATGCTGCTAATTTACCATATTTGCCTACAAGAGCAAAGAAGCCATACGAAAGAACAGGTTTCTTATCAAGAAGTATTAATTCAATGCCTTATAATGGAAGTTTTGCAGAGGTAATAGTTAATGCCAAATATGGCCCTTATGTGGAGTTTGGTACTGGTAGCGGTTTTAATGTGCCAAAAAGGAAATATAATATAGCCAATAAAAATATTTTGCCATACGCATCTATTTTTAGAGGAAGAGGGTTAAGGAATAATAATATGCCATATAGATCGTACTTATTTTCTAATTTTGATATTGAGTACCCAAAGGCATTAAAAAGGATTAGAGCATTTAAAATCAAGTAAAAAGAAATATAAATATATTTCATTAAATTTGTACCAAAATGAAGGACTGCGGATATACATTAAGGAAAGCTTATTACGATAAGTTTATCTCGGCTTCCTACTCATTAGCTGCTTATGATACCATAGCACCTGACACAGTAGAACCGCCTTATTTGATTATCAGCAGTCAGACACAAGTGGACAATAGTAATAAGCAGAGTTTCGGCTTTGATGTTACTATCCAATTTGACATAGTTTACAGGACTTTTAAAGCAGGGGAAGTAGGGCAGAAAACGGTTGATACTTATGCAAATGAGTTATTAGAAATAGTAGGTGTTAGACCACCGAACTATCCTAGTACCGCACCTGACTTTAAAATAGTGACTTGTAAGATTAGTAGTAATATTGCTACCTTTGACTATGTGGATGAGGCATATGTGTTTAGAAGGGTGATAACAATGGATCATTTCGTGAATCAATTAACATAAAAGAAAAATAAAATAAAATGGCAACAACAAGTGTATTTAACGGAACTTCATTAGTAGTTCTAATTGGAACTGAAGTAATAGGTTTCGCTACTTCATGTTCTTTAAGTTTGGCTATCGATGCTCCAGACGCATCTACAAAACAAAGCTTAGGATGGGCTGATGAAATTGGTGGGCAAAGGTCTTGGTCTTTAACAACTGATGGTTTAGCTACAGTAGTTCCAGGAACAGTTGCTACTTATGTAACTACTGCTGAATTGAATGCTTTAGCAATCGCTAGAACTGCGGTTACAGTTAAGTTTACTACAGTAGATAACTCAACAGTTGGTGGTGTAACTCCAGTTACAGGTGATGTGATTTATTCAGGTTCAGCATTTATTGAGAGTGTAGATATGACTGCTGATATGGAGAATCCAGTTACTTACTCAGTTTCTTTCAAAGGAACAGGGCCATTAACTATCGCTACCAACGCATAGTAAAAACAAACCAAAAAAACCAAACATATGAGAGGACAATTTGAATTAACTCTTTCCGATGGAAAGAAGATACCGATGCGTTTTTGTACATGGAGTCTTAAAAGATTCTGTCAATTACAAGGGATAGGGCCTTCTGACATAGGAGAAGCTTTAAGTGGCAAAGATTCACTTGATGCTATTGTGAACTTGATGAAATCGGCTGCTGAATATCCAGTATATTCTCAAGGGGTTACACCAAGCTTTACAGAAATGGAAGTGTGTGATTGGATAGATGATATGGGTGGAATGACTAGTCAAAAGTTCCAAGATGTCATGAAAACACTTTCAGAAAGCATGAATAGCGGTATAGAAGATAAGCCAACAAAGTCAACTAAAAAGGATGGAGTAAAAAAAAATTAGAGTGGATTGACATAGAAAGATATACAATGGGGGAGTGCAAAGTGCTTCCCCATTTGTTTTGGGAGATGACCATGGCTGAATTAGATTTTGTGTGGTACGGATATAGACACGAGGAAGAGCAACAATGGATTAGAACTAGGTGGCAGACAACACTACTAATAAATATTCAGTTACCAAAAGGTAAGAAAGTTAAGCCACAAGAGCTTATTGAATTAGACTGCGATACTCGTAACTTTGTAAAGCAAAGGGTAATGACGGAAGGGGAATTGCAATCAGTTCTAGAAAAATATAAAATTGTTAAACCGATAATATAATGGCAGCAGATGATTTAATGCAGATTAGGATAACGGCAGACTTTAAAGAAGCCGAAGGTGCATTTTTAAAAATGGCTAAAGTAGCTACTGCTTTTGAAACCGACTTTAGAAGAATCTCAAGTGGATTAAATAAAGAGTTTAATAAGATTAATGGGATGGCTGAATTGTTTGGCAATTCTACTAATGTTGTTAAGGATAAGATGGATGCTCTTAAGAGGTCAATGGAGCAATTAATGACATTGGGGCTTCAACCAATGAATCCACAAGTGCAAAAATTAAAGGCACAATATGATGCTTTAGCTGCTAGTATAGTTCACACTACACAAGAAACAACAAAGGTCTCAAAGGCTACTAAACAAGCTGGGGATTCAGTTAAGAAATCCAATATGCAATGGACTAACTGGGCATTAGTGTTACAGGATTTGCCTTATGGATTTAGAGGTATTCAAAATAACTTACCTGCGTTAATGGGTGGTATAGCAGGTATGGCAGGGCCATTATATTTAGTTGGTTCAGCAATCATTGCTTTATTTACGGCATGGGATCAAGGTTCTTTTAAAGCAGAACAAGCTATTGACAGAGTGGCTGAAGCACATAAAAGGAATACAGAGGTTTTAACTAAAGGTGCAGAAGCGGAAGCGGAAGCATTGGTTGAAATGAGAAAGATGTCGGTTATTTTTGATGGTGTTAGAGATGGAACCATTACGGCAGAAGCAGCACTTAAGACATACAATGAAACATATGGAGAAACATGGGGTATAGCAAAAGGTGTAAATGAGGCAGAAGATAGTTTTATAAAAAAATCTAGTATGTATGTAAAGGCCACTGCGTTAAGAGCAATGGCTAATGAAAAATATGCACAAGCACAAGAGGCTTTTAAAACAGGAAGATTAGCAGCAGGCGAAGACCAAACATCATTCTTAACTAAGTTTGCAGCAGGAATGGATGCACTAGACCAGGTTGGTATAATGGGACTAGACGGTGTGTCTTTAACTAAGTTTGCAAAAGCATTTACTAAAAATTATGCAGAATCTCAAAAGGTATTAGTAAATGACATTAAAAATTTAAGTGCATCTTCATTTGATGCATTAATGGCACAAGGTGCTGATCTTGAAAAAGAAGCAAATAAAATGCTTTCTGATGCAGGTATTAAACCAACAGGCAAAGGTAAAAAAGGAGGAGCAGGGGCAGCGGTAAAAGATAATTTTGCATTAGATTCTTTAAGGGCTAAACAAAAGGCATATAAAGATGATATATACTTATTTAGAGATTACGGTAATCTTATAATCAATGAGGAGGAAAGAATAGCCGTAGCCAGAGCTATGGCAGATGGCACATATGAAAAAAATAAAAAAGACTTACGAGAAAGATATCAATCAGATAGAATAGCTAATGATAAATTATTTGAAGAAAAGTTAAATACTATATTAGATGAAAATGCTAAGAAAAGAATCGCAGCAGAAGAAAAAGAATTTAAAAGAAACCAAGATAGCATAAAAGCTAATATAGATTTTGAAACTAAAATATATAGAGATTCTAATAGAATATGGGATCAGATACAAAAAGAAAAATCAGATGCTCAAGTTAAATATACTAGAGATTATATTAATAAATTAAACGAGCAATTAAGGGTTGAATTAAAGTTACATAAGAATAATGTTTTATTACAACAAGAAGATGTAAAAAATAAAATAGACCAATTAAAGTTTTTGCAATTTTTTGCAGCAGGGAATGTGGCAGCTACAGAATTAATAAATTCTGCTATTATGAAGCTTACTGGAACTATGGCTGGCTTTGGTAAAATCTCTGCTGTAATTAGTACTGTTTTAGGCGATACTTTACAATCTGCTTTTGAAGGAATTGGTGAAACTATTGGTCAGTTAATTGCCACAGGAAAATTTGATTTTAGTATTTTAGGTAACATATTAGCAGATGCTTTAATACAAATTGGTAAAGCATTAATAATGTACTCTGCTCTTGTTAAGGCAGCAAAAGAGGCTTTAGAAAAAGGGAAGTTTAAAGCAGGATTAGTTGTGGGTGTATTAGCTATCGCTGCTGGTGTTGCATTAAAAGCATCATTAAATAAAAAGAAAGATTCTGGAGTTCAAGCATTTGCTAATGGCGGTGTTATTAGTGGGCCTACTATGGGGTTGATGGGGGAATATCCTGGTGCTAGAAGCAATCCTGAAATAGTAGCTCCATTAGATAAGCTTAAAAACTTAATAGGAGGTGGAGGCGGTACACTTGAAGCTAGAATAAGCGGAAATGATTTACTAATTTTGATGAATAAGGCTCAAAGAAACAATAACCTATCATTCTAATATGGCATTTACAACACCTAAATACGAGTTAATATTTAACGACATATACCAACCACCTAGCGGTGTAGTAGATGCGTATAGAATTAGAATATATTTAGATGGATATACAGGAGCTAAGTATCCATTATATGGAACTACAAGCCCAATAACAATAGAAACCATTAATGCAGATGGTGATTCTTATGTGCCTATTATAGCAACAAAGGCAACATTAAATATATACAATTCTCCTAACTTTGATATTCAAGAGTTTCTTAATGCAGATGATAATGACATAATGATAACTGTTGAGAATGGTACTGCTTCAAGTAGTTCATTTACTGCAACAAGTGTGATATGGAGAGGAACTTTTTTACCATCAGAAAACATACAATTTAGCGTAGTTGACTTGGCTAGTTATTCTTTAGTGTTTGTAGATGGATTAGGTAAGCTAAAGCAAAGCAGATTATACTTTGATACTTTAAACCTATTTGGTTTTAGAGCAGGTGATAAGACATCTATTATAAAATATATATCAGGTGCTTTATCAAAATCAGACCTTTCGTTAGATATATGGGTTAATCAATTCTATCAAACTGCAAGTGTTGCTGGTAGAAATATAGAAAGTATGTCTATTAGGAACAATTACTTTTGTACTGAGCCTGGTACATACTTAACCTATTATGAAATATTAGAACAGTTATGTAGAAAATATGGGTGGGAATGCTACTATAAAGATGACCATTGGCACATAGAAAGCTATGGTTGTTTAACTAGGAACGCTACACCGTCTTATTTTGTATATAATAATGCAGGTAATTATCAGTCAACTTATACGACAACATATCCTGCATCTATACAGGTAGATGGCACAAACAATTTTAAGCAACTAAACAAATCTATGTTAATGGGATTAAATATCCCTAAAAACTCATTTAAGTTTATACATAGAATACAAAATGCCAAAAACATATTAAATGCTTATTTCCAATCTTGGTCAGGGGCTGAACCTGATGCTTTTTATGAATTTGGGACAATGACATATAGTAAGTTGAACCCAACGGCAGGTGGTGTATTAATTACATCATATACTACCAATATGCTAGATACTGCTGATTACTTAAGAAGCGAGAATGTAAAAGTAAAAGCTGGTGATATATTAAATATAGAATGGAATGACATTAATATCGCAGGTAATGAGAATAGGTATAAGATTATGCTTATCCCTGATGATGTATCAAACCCATCATATTTTGTAAACGGAACTGCTACTTTTGTTGCTACAGATACTATGCTTTATAGGTTTTCTACTTATACTTCTACATGGAAAAATCAAACTACAGTACCTGTTGATGGAACTTTAACATTGTTTATATATAACCCTTTCTATGCAGGTGGAGGCACTTTCCCATATCAAGAATTATTGTTTTTTAATATTGCACATTATGGCACATCATCTCAAGTAAACAACTTTGATTCTGTTCAATATCTATCTTATGTATTTAATAAATTTAATGCTCAAGATATGACATATGATATTGGCAATTATTTTACTAATAGTGCTCTTATAACTACCTTGAACAATTATCTTAATTATAATAATGATGATGCAGTAATGAGTTCGGTATATTTAGGAACAATGGTAGACGCTAATAATATTCATGTATTAGATGAATTTGGAAGACAAACAAATAGTACTGTACCACTTTATCAATTAGTGGCAGAAGATGTTGGGGTGGATATGCTAAAAACACAATATACAATACTAGGTGAGTTTAAGTCTTTAGGATATTGGATAAATAGAAGGTTTGACTATAGTTTAGGAACAAGTTATAACTATCTATTAAAAGACTTTAAGTGGGATTTAAAACAAGCAATTCAGTCATCTTCTTTATTTAAGATTAACTATAATGCTGCTATACCATTTAATCCTAATTTTGGGACACCTACATTAAACTTAAAAAAATAATAAAATGGCATCTGCGATTAATGGAACAAATATAGTTTTATATGAATATGATAGCAACGCTACCTATTTCTTTAATGGAGATTTTGGCGGAGGTGTCTTTGATGGCATTGTGTGTAAGCAAATGAGCAGAACTCAAGAGGTAGAAACCTCATCAAACTTTACTAAAACAGGAGCAGGTACAATAGCTGCGTTTATTACAGATGCTGGAGAGCCTGGAGTAACTACAATACCAGCAGGAACTTGGACTTTTAGTGCATATTACTCTATTGTTACTGCCTTTGCAGGAGCTCAAGTTAAGTATGAACTATACAAATATAATGGTAGTGTTGCGACCTTATTGTTCACATCGGAAGTAAAGACCTTAACAGCCCTAACAAAGACCTTAATTTCTAATGAGATGCCAGTTACTCAAACGACTATAGCTGCCACAGATAGGCTTCTAATTAAGGTTATTTACGCAGGTACAACTACCAATCAAATCACTATTTATACACAAGGTAGTAATCCAGCTCAAGTAGATACAACTATACCACTAGGAACTCCGTTTGGAGCTTCAACTAATTGTACTTTTAGCACTTCTGTAGATCAAAATGAAATTACTACTTATGCCTCTAATTCTTACAAAGAGTACATAGGTTCTCAAATAAATTGGGATGTAAGTGTAGATGGCTTAATTGCCTTGTCAGGTTACTCCTATTTGTCTTTATTGAGTAAGCTTCAAAACAAGCAATCAATAGAGGTTAGATTCTCAATAGATAACGATAATGGAGATGGAACTGATACTTATGGCTATTCTATTATTGCAGGAACTTGTAACATAGTTTCTTTAGACATTAATGGCCCAATGGAGAATGCTTCATCTTATTCAGCTAATTTACAAGGAACAGGTGCTTATTCAATAACAGGAACTCAAGTTATAGACGGAGGTTCTACAATATCAACTTCAAGCGTGAATAGTTTTTCTTATACGGCAGCAGGTGGTGAAACAAGTGTTACCTTCTCAGGTGCAATCGGATCTACTTGTATATCGGTTACAAGAGGTGGTGTAGAGGTTAGAACGATAGCTACAAGCGGTGTACCAACGGATGAGAATGTTACCTTTAATAGTGCCACAGGAGTTCTTACCTTTGCAACAGCAAGACCACTAGAAGTGGATGAGTTTGTAAGAATGATTACTAAATAATTAATTAGAAATAGAATGAGTCAACAGATACAGATTACTGGAGGTGCGAAAGTTAGGAATTTACAAGATGTAATTATTGGAACAAGTGGGGTATTAAGTTCTGTAGCTTTTGATGTTGCTAATGGTGTACCAAGACTTGATGTTAATGGTAAGATTTTAGTAAGTCAGTTACCTAACTCGGTTATGGAATATAAGGGAACTTGGAACGCTGCTACTAACACACCAACCCTTGTAAATGGCACAGGAAATCAAGGAGATGTTTACTTATGTAATGTGGCAGGAACTGTTGACTTTGGTGCTGGTGCTATTGCTTTTGTAGTAGGTGACCAAGTTATTTATAGCGGTTCTATTTGGCAAAGGGCTTCAGGAGCAACAGGAACAGTTACGAGTGTAGCGGTTACTGAAAGCGGCGATAGTTTAAATATCACAGGCTCACCAATTACTACTAGCGGAACGATTAACATAGGATTCAACGGAACTAATTTACAATATGTAAACGGAGCAGGAAACTTGACAACCTTCCCTACATTAATCACTTCCATAGGTTTATCTATGCCAAGTGCTTTTAGTGTCGCAAATAGCCCCTTAACGGCTAATGGAACGATTGCAGTAACAGGAGCAGGTGTTGCTTCACAATATATCAGGGGAGATGGTACTTTAGCAGATTTCCCTTCAAGTGGCGGTGGCGGTTCTTCGGTTTCGTATTATCTTAACGGAGGAACAAGTCAAGGCACTATTGGTGGTACTACTTATTACGAAATGAGTAAAACTGCGGTAGTAGGAACAGGGGTTGATTT